AGCATTACAAGGCATTATCTGCTGAGCAAGCCCAAACTATACTCAATCAACAGCATATCAATCAGCAATTGATCGGCAAAATTCATCAAGAGCGTGAGGCGGTACAACAGCAAAACGCACTTGAGCAGGCAGAAAGGACAAAAGCAAATGACGATACAACAGCGATCAGGAAAGGCTTATCGGCGCAAGATTGCGCTGCCGTTGCTTTGCCTGCTGATGTTATTAAGCGGTTGCAGCAGTAAGCCTGTTATCACTAAAACCGAATATCTCTTTCCGCCGTCAGTTTACCTAATCCAATGCAAACAAACGCCGTTCACCGGCAAAACTTATGGTGAAGCGATTGTGTACTTGCGGTTGGTGCAGCAAGAGAGGGCGGTTTGTGCCAGTCGAATTGATGGAATCATCAAATGGTCTAATCAAATGAAGCAATAAAACCCCGCAAAGTGCGAAAATTTACGGGGTTTATACTGGTGGCGAGTTGTCAAATGATTAAATAACGCTTAATTGCAGCTCTTTACCTAATGCGCGGAATGCGCGGCTAATGGTGTCAATTTTGGTTGTATGGCGCGGTTCAAGTATTCGCCCCACTTCCGGCGGGCGAATACTTGCCAAGCGTGCTAATTGTGCCTTAGTGATAGATTGCTGAATCATAGCATTGTGTAACAGCACCTTAGCATAAACGCTATTAGGCATTGCTACTGGAGTTTCACCCTCGCCGAGATTGCGAGCAACTGGAAACGGCTTATCTTCTTCAAAATAGATTTCGACACAAGACAGTAAAACGTCCTCCGCCATTTCCATTGCTTCCTCGAATGTATCACCTTGGGTAATACCCTCTGGAATATCAGGGAAAGTAACAACAAATCCGCCCTCGTCGGCAGGGGTAAAGTGTGCAGCGTAGTACATAATTATTTCTCCATTTAGTCAGCAGTGAATCCGCCCTTGCGAGCGGATTATATTATTTTAAGCCTAATTGCTTTTTAACTCCTTCCACTAAGCCCTTTTTTAACTCTTGGCTTGGGTGGTTGGGTAGGTGGCTTCTTCTGTCCTTGTAGTAAAGTTTTAAATGCCTTGTGCCATTTTCAACTTGTACCCCTTGTGCTTTTAGCCACCTAAGAAATTCGCTTTGTTTCACTGCCTCCTCCAGTTGTTCGTTTAACTTGTGATTATCATATGCAAAATTGCATACAATTGCAAGTGTTTTATATGCAAAAATGCAAATTATTTTGGGGTTAAAATGTCCGCAATTAATAGCAGCAATCTAAGTATTGAGCAGATCAACATTGACGATTTGCTTCCGTATGTTAATAACAGTCGTACGCATTCAGGCGATCAGGTTAGCCAAATTGCGGCAAGCATAAAAGAGTTCGGTTTTTGCAACCCTGTTTTAATTGATGATGATAACGGCATAATAGCTGGGCATGGGCGATTAATGGCGGCTAAAAAACTAAATTTTGAAACCGTTCCGGCTGTGCGCCTTATTGGATTAAGCGAAGCTCAGAAAAAAGCGTATGTAATTGCAGATAATCAGTTAGCGTTAAATGCCGATTGGGATTTGTCTAAATTGCAGATCGAAATTGAAGCTCTACAAGAAAGTAATTTTGATATTGATTTGCTGGGGTTTGATGATGAGTTCCTATCCGACCTTATCGGCGATGAGCAAGATTTAGCGCATGATGATGTAGTTGCTATAAATGACGAACAAAAAAATATCTTAATGATTGAGTTTGATAGTGAGTGGCAGTTGCAGGAAGCTTATGAAATTTATTCTGGGAAGGGGTTGAAATGCAAAATTTTAGAGTGAGACTAGAGTCTCCTGTATCAACATCTTTTAGATGTGTTAAAGCTGCAAATAGTCTTGATATTGACATGGAAAAGAAAAGTGTACATGAATTAAGCGTATCTGCTGATATTGAGAGTGATTTCCGTGTCGGGTTAATCCTTGGAGCATCAGGTTCAGGGAAAACAACTTTAGCAAAAAATATTTTCGGAGAATCAATTTTTGATTTTGATTTTGATGAAGCGAAACCAGTTATAGAACAATTTCCGGAAAATATGGAATATGCGGAATGTGCGAAGCTGCTTGCAGGGATTGGCTTAACATCAGTGCCTTGCTGGATAAGACCGATGTACACACTCTCAAACGGTCAAAAAGCGAGGGCGATTGCTGCACTAATGATGGCCAAAAAGGATGTTTTTGTAATTGACGAGTGGACTAGCGTTGTTGATCGCACGGTTGCAAAAGCAATGTCTAATTGTTTACAAAAATTTGCTAGAAGCCAGCAAAAAACAGTAATCGCAATATCCTGCCATTACGATGTAGTTGAATGGCTTAACCCCGACTGGATTATTGACTGCAACAAACAGCAATATATCGAACGGAGGCATCTTTGGCAAAACTACAGTCGAGATGAAAAACTGCAATTCGGCATTAAATGGGCTGACAGAAAAAGCTGGAGATATTTTAGTAAGTATCATTATCTAAGCGAAAGATTACCCGGAGGGAAAGTGTATTATTTTGGACTTTATCACCAAAATGAACAAATCGGGTTTATTGCTTATGCTAACTACGTTCCGAGGAAAAAAGGAACGACAATGCAACTCCATTTTAACAGATTAGTTATCCACCCTGATTATGTAGGGTTAGGATTGGGCGGCTCATTCGTTAATGAAACAGCCAAAATAATGCAACAAATGGGATTTGATATAAGAGCCAAATTTTCATCTGTGCCAACCTATAAATTATTAACTAGATTTCCTCAACTATGGAAGCTGGTAAAAGTAGATAGGAATGAAACAGTTAAAAATGGCAAGCGTGGGAATATGAGTAGAGAAACTGGATTTCGGAAACAGATCAAAACATACTCATTTAAATACACAGGGTAACTCCTATTTTTGCAATATATTGATATCTTCCTTGATATATTTCTTGCGCTTCCGTTGGAGATAATTCTATTGGGATAATTTGAAAGCTCTCAATTTTTCCGTGAAGTCTTGTTTTGCCATATCCCAGAGCTAAAGTGACAGATCGCCCGACAACACAATGTTTTTCAGTCCATTGTCTGCCATAACCACGATATTCAAAATTTTTATGTCCATTTTTGAATTGTTCAAACCAACAACGTTTTAACGGTATAAATAATGCTTTCATTTTTTTCTCCTGTGTTTTTTCAAACTTTACCATTAGTTTTGTTGCAAGTGAGGAGCTATGACAAAAAAAATAACGAAACCAAAAATTGAGATAAATCTTAAGCAGGTTGAAGCGCTTGCAGCTAGAGGGCTAACCCAACAGCAAATTGCTGATTCGCTAGGGATTAGCGAAACAACACTCTATACCAACAAGCGAGAAAACGTAGATTTTGCAGAAGCTATAAAAAGGGGTAAAGCCAAAGGAATTGCAACCGTCACTAATAAATTATTTGCAAAAATAGAAGAAGGAAATTTAACAGCCACAATTTTCTACCTTAAAACGCAAGCGGGCTGGAGAGAAACAGAAGTGACGGAAATTAGAGGTGAGATCAATCAAACCGTAACCGAAATTAGCAAAGCCGATTACGCAAAAGTTCGCGAGGAGATGTTAAAACAAAATGATTGCTGATAAAGATCTAACTCAAGCAACAAAATTAGAATGTGAGCTTGATGGTCTTTACTTCGCCCGCTATTTTTTTAAGCAGCGAACAGGTGGCAAGATGATCATCAACGGTCATCATAAAATAATCAACGAAACCCTACAGAGAGTGATCGATGGTGAGATTCAGCGGCTTATTATTAACATTCCGCCGGGCTACACAAAAACGGAACTTGCTTCTATAAGCTTTATCGCAAGAGGTTTGGCGCTAAATCCGAAATCAAGATTCTTACATCTGTCATACTCACACAACCTTGCGTTGCTTAACTCGTCCGTTGCGCGTGGAATTATCAAATCATCAGCTTATCAGTCCATGTGGCCGCTGACACTAAAAGATGATTCCGACAGTAAAGCGATGTGGTGGACTACACAGGGCGGCGGTGTATACGCCTCATCAGCGGCAGGTCAGG